CCCGGATTCATAAAATAAGCCTCGGCTACATATAGTTCGCCATTGTGAAATACATCTACTTCACAGACATTGTAGTAATCCGGGTATCCTTCCAGTTGATCCAAGGATCTGCGGCATTCGTCGGTGATCTTCCATAGTAGTCCTTGAACTGAACTATAACGTTCGGGTACAATATCGGCGTGATGGGCAAACCGAAATCGGTAATTAAGCAGTTTTGCGGGGCCCACACATCGAGCACGTGGAGCCCGAACAGCCATATGTTCTCGATTAGTGTTCATACCATAGGCAAAGTAATACATTACTGATGATTCTCCAAATTACTTAAATAGGTTTCGAGGTCGTTGCCGTGTAGACTTAGCATAATAGCAGTTGACTCGTCAAATACGTGAATCTTTTTTAGATTGTGTATAAAATAAGGATATTGAATATATTTTTCGAGTTGCACTAATGCCAACGGTGTTATCTTTTTTGATAACTTAAATTCGTACGATTCAATTTCTAAAACATTTTTCAGATAATAAAAACCAGCTTGAGTCAGCCTCATACTCCAATGGTTCACTGGATTATGAAATATTGTGGAACGTACATCTTGTCCGTGATCCGTAAACAAATTATTGATATGTCTAGGATCAAATCGACTTAACCACTCTTCTTGACTAAGGATAAACTTGTTCACCTTGCTTGAGCAAAACTACAGAAAATTTGTCGGTTTTGTACAAAGTGTTTAATTTTTTAGCTAGATTAATCGCGTGTCCAGGATTACTAAAACTAACCTTTTTATATTTCGGTCCTGGGTAAGCAACCAAAATATTGTGTGTCTTTAGGTTGATCGGCCGATTGTCATAGAACACAGCCCAAATCCCTTCACTGTTCAGTACTTGGTCGCACTTATAGGTAGTTTTATTAAGATTCTCTAAAATTACTGTGGGTTTGGGTCTTGACATTTTATTCTTTACTTGATACTTTATTTATGATAATTTTATATGCCGTTAAAGAGTTTGCGACAATTCTTGCACCTTGTTTTCGGCTTCAATCTTAGTACGATAAGGACCATAGTATGGATACCGATTTACTGTAATACTTTTAGGACAAAAATGTGTGTCCCACTGATCATTAAAGTTTATAGCATAGTACCCAGCACAATAATAGCTTTTACTTTTAGCTGTCTTGGTATAATAAGGCAAACGCTTACGCACATTATAAACAGCATTGTGCGGCTTAGAATCGGTAGGAAAACCGTAGATATCGTGTGTCCTAATAGGAGTTTTTACGCCTACAGAACCACGACTAAGTTTGATATTATACTTTGCACTTAGCAGTTTAAAATTAACAAATTTCAATCGTTGATCTCCCTTTACTAGTACAACACCTTCGGGCGTAGCTTGAATGGTTGCAACTTGCTGACCTTCTCGCTCTACAATCCAAAATTTGTTTTTAACAACGGGTTTAGCTTTAAGATCCATATTTTAATGTGTTAAAAGTAATTTCATGGTCATACACAGTGGCCACTGGTTTAATCCAACCGTGACGGATACATTCATTGATTAAATCTCGATAGTTCTCTGGGCATCGTTGACTAATTTCAAATCCAGCACGATGAGCAATCATTGGTCCATCAATCAAGACAAAGTTCGGGTCGCCTGCTCGAATTGTTCGAAACTTAGTTTCTGTAATAGTATAATTCATTTTACACCAAAATAATTTCGAATTAGTTCACTGTACAGCTCTCGAGGATATTCTCGATCACCGGCTTGATCCAGCAAATCAATACATTGGTTAACTACTGTTTCGCCGAATTGTTGAAGCAGCCGACCACCTACTTCGGGGTAGTGACTGCCTCCAACTGCCAGTGCAATTTCAGTAAACTTCTTATTCAAATCAGATTTCATTCTGGATATCCTGCACTCAAAAATTCTGCGAAACTAGTTGCCTGCTCACTGATTCGATTAAGCTCGTACTTCCCGCAAAACTTAAGAAACTGAGCACCGATCATTGGTCGATTCAATCGAACGCTACCAGTGGCAATCGTGTCAGTAATCCAGACTTTAACATAATCAGGTTGTGCTGTCAAGTCTACTAGTGTACGGTTACGTTGATAATCATCTAAAACACGATGTTCGGCGCCATTGTGATCAGTCCAACGTTGGAGCATAAGGTTATTCCAATTAAAACCTTTGCGATCCATGTCAGCATAAGCTTCTTCCAACCCCACTCGATTTTTAGTACCTCGAGTTCGTACACCTGGATAGGCACTGAATACATTGTCAGTGGGATCGCCACGCATACATTTTTCAAACAGAATAAACTTCGGGTCTGGAATCTTCTTAGGCTCCTTAGTCTTTTTGTCAACGACCAATTTACCTTTTTTATCAAAGATACCTTCAAGCGTATGCAACTCGTCGGCTACACCATTGTACTGTCGAACGTTGGTGGCTAGCAATTGATAGAAGTCAGTATCCGAACTGACAATAACGTGTTCGTCGTTAGGATGAGCCTGTATCCAACCGGCAATTAGATCGTCTGCTTCGAGGTTGTCGTGACGTAGAACTGTACAGTTAGTTTTAATTGAAAGAAAATCTTTGAGTTGGTCAAATGCTTCCCAGAACAGCCGATCTTCTTCGGCTTCCTGTTCGGTTAGTGCAGCACGAGCCACAGCTCGATTTTTCTTGTAGGGTTCGTAAAAATCCTTACGCCAACTGCGACCCTCTAAACAAAATACTACGTGATCGGCTTTTTGATCACGCCAAGCTTTGTTTACGCTAGCAAGGGTAACATGGATTGCGAAGCCCAACCGATCCCAAGTGTCACTTTGACGATTAGCCGAATGACGGGCACGGAAGAACGTGTTTGCGGTGTCAACGATTAAGTATTTCATATGGTAATATTAGCATATTACCAGATGTTTGTCAACTGATTTCCGACCGCCCGTTGCCGATATCTCTCCGATTTATTCCTCGAGGATTATTGGCTTCGTACTGTTCGAATGTTTCCAGTACTACATTTCGGCAAACTTCTTGGAACCAACGATCCACAATTTCGTTTTCGGGCTCGTTTGGACGAACTTGATAGCCAGCCCGAACCAAATTAGCAATGAATTTGTCATTCCAATCCAATTCAAATGCACCCGATCCAATATTTTCCGGATCCAAATCGATACTCAAAATGGCAACATAGGGTTCTCCACGCTCGGTGGCTAATTCCTTGGCAGACTTTTTGGGCTTAGTAGTTTTCGGTTTATTTTCTACCGGTTTAGACTCTTGTTGTGGGGAGTCTTTTGGGGCTTTTGTAATTGCCCGTTTTAGTATGTCAAACATTGCCATTTTGATCCTCAACTTCCTTCCAGGTATAATCACCTAACCATTGTACCTGTGTAATATACTTATAATAATCCGGAGACCCCGATGACCAATCATTGGGTCCCAACATTGACAGTATGATTTGTTGTTGACGTTGATCTTCAACCAACCAATAAACTGTGCCGTGTACCGGTTTAAAATTGTACTTGGCCCGGTGCACCATATCAGTGATGTCTAATCTTCTACGTATATCTCTAGCTTGATCTTCCAATACACGAACTAATGCCATTATTCTATTGTACTCTTGCTCGGCACTCATACGAGCCACATTTAACATAATGTCTTTGTGTTCTCGTATGGGCACAGGCTCGAACCGAACACTACCAACTTCAGTGGGATATTCTTGGCTGTTACGGTTAAAGAATGGTATCAGTATATTTCCGGTAGTAATATCAAAGCTATTTCTACCCTTGGCACTATTACTATCGGACATTATGTATTCAAGTGCCCCAAGCATTCTTAAACAAGGGCACTTGAAGTCTATCGCTATATCTCAAACCATGACGCATAGCCAGATCGGCTACTCGACGATTGTTCATATGATAGACTGTATCTACTCCGCCCACCGGCATAAGATATACCGGACCTCGGAATCCTTCGTCTCTATACTTGCCCATTGCCATTAATGCGTCACTGACATCTTCTTCTGTGGCTACCACAAATTTAAGATAGGTATAACCTAATTCTTCGTATTCACAAACTACTGTAGGTTTAATAGCATCGGTCCAAGCTTCGCCACTGGCTGGCAGTTTAGGACTAACACTAAATGTCAGTTCACCTTGTCCATGCGGAAATCTTTTTTGATTCCAAGATTTAAGATAGTTTTTGAATTCTGTAGTCAATGATTGAGTACCATTGGTTTCAAATGTTAACTCCTTAAGAGACTGCATAATTGGGTGTTCAAGCAAATCTGGGTAACTACGTTGCCAACCCAGCAACGGTTCACCTCCGGTGATAACTAGATGTTCGTCTTGCCATCGTTTATATGGGAGGAGGTTGACAATGGCCTCCGCAAGGCCGTCCGTTGTAATAACCGGTGAAAGGTCTTTGAACCTAGGATCCCAACTAGCGTAAGAATCACAACCGGTACTAACAAGTGGTAGATCTCGATACTCTTTAAACTCTGCAATACGATCGGCCACCAGGTCTCGTTCATTGGATAGTTCTCCTCTGGGCATTCCAAAGCCGCTGCAAGTAAAATTACAGCCAAAGGTACGTAGGAATACACTAGGTACCCCCATGTACCGACCTTCGCCTTGAATGGAATAGAATAGTTCCGAAACTTTGATTTTACTCATGGTGTGATAAAATATTTGTTTAATACTTCTAGTTTGTCCATATACTCAGCAATAATGGCTACTTCTTTTTCGATTGCATCCATAATGTCCGAGTGTTCAGGAATTGCTGTAGGGTTATTTAACATAACCTCAACATTGATACGATGTTTTTCGATATGTGCTTCGTAATGAAGTCGACTGGCTTGTAGTAATTGAGTTCTCAATTTGTCTTCCTTAAATGTAAGACATTATACTATACTGGTACTAGAGAGTCAAGCATTTAATTAAAATTCAATGCCATTTAGGTTTAAGTAATAGCGCATATAATCGGTCAAATCCACCATGGTGGTTCTTTTTTCTTTCCACATCTCGATAACATCAGGTTCGGTTAATCCCTTTAACTTATTAGTATGGTGCCATCCTGCTCCGGACAATCGATCTGACTCTGGTATGCGTGTTTGTATTTGTAATTTTCTTTGAATTAATTCTTTGGTCATCGGGGCAAATTGATATTTAAAAATTACAAAATTTGGATGATGTGTAGCTGGGTAATGTCTTCCAGGGTTATCATAAAAAAAATTATAGTTATGTAAACTACGACCCATACACAAAGTTTGAAAACTTTCTTCGATAGGGTAGCCAGAAGTTATTTGTTTATACAAAGGTTGATCAGGATCGGCTGACTCTCTGATACAATGGTCATCAACGAATCCTAATATCGGAACTACTGTACGCATCGGAGTTGTTTTTTCTTTCAATATATTGTAATCACCAACTAAAAATTCTGTTACATTTAAAGCAATACGCCACCCTGTTAAAGAATGTTCAAGATCTTGTACCTCTTGAGTATTGTTTGCAGCATTGAAATCCCTGTTTCTCGAAACTATAACTTCCCATTCGGGGCATAGTTTTTTAATTATTTCAACCGAACGATCTGTGGAATCATAATCGATTAGTATACAACGATCAACATAAGGTCTGTGATGCCTGCACCACCATGGTAATAAATATTCTTCGTTAAAAAAATGTGTGATTAAAGTAAGCATACTAGCCTTTGTAATCGTAATAACTATTTCGTTTTACTAAAACCGGAAATTGTTTGGTATAGGATTCAATTAAATCACCTACAATGTTTCCTATACTGTTTTTAAATTGAAAATTATATGTATCCATAAATTTTTTCGACGAAATTCGAAAATCATATGGTTCTCCTTGCTGGCCTAAATCTTCAATTACAACCCCGGTCATGGCATTTACAACGTTGGCTATTTCTTCTACCGTGGAATTAAAACTAGCAAGATTATAAATTCCAAACGACAAAGATCCGTTAATTATTTCAATGACCGCAGATGCAAGATCTTTGATAGCCAATATCGGTCTACTGATATTTTTATTAGTTATAATAATCTTTTTATTTTTCAGTGCGTCGTGTACCATCGAATTTATCATTAGATCTGTTCTTATTATAGACGAACTGCCATTGACAGTGCCAAATCTTAATCCAATTATATTCTTGTTTTGTTCTTTATAATTGTATGCTACAGTATCTAACGCAGTTTTGGTTAAATCATAGTTATTTAAATATTCTAAACTCATATCTTCTTCGATATAAACTTTGGAATTTTTTTTACCATAAACCGAAGAACTACTGGCATAAATCAATTGTTGATCGCTGTTTAATTTATCTGCTAAGTTTTTAAAATTTCTAACATTATTATTCCATGGTCCTTTTAAGTCTCCTTGACAAGATGATACACTGGAGTTTCCGGCTAATAGAATTATAGTTTTATATGCTGACAGGTGGTCCGAGGAAAGAAGATTATAGTCGTTATATCTATCTCCAATACCGTCAACAATATATCCTCGATTCGATAATTGGTGTTTTAAAAAAGAACCAATATATCCATTGGCTCCTATAATTAGTATTTTATTGATCATCGACTAACAGATGTATTGGAAAATATATTTGACCATTGGCGAAGTTTTTCTATCTTCGCATCAGCTGCTATATTTAATTCCTGCTGATCGACTAGGCCAAATTGTTGGCAAAGCTGAATCATAGCCAACAGGTCACCGAGCTCATCAGTTAAATGTTCTCTATTTGTTTTAGGTTTACCCGGTTTATGATTATCTAATCCGAATCTAAAACATTTACTAATGGCTTGAGTTACTTCTGCACATTCTTCTTGGGTGATAAGAAGAATTTCTTGATCTTGATTATTCATAATTGAAAGATGATAGAGGGGTTGCCCCCTCTATGTTTAATTATTAGACTTAACGATGTTTGAATCTTCTTCGCTTTTTTGTAACTTCTTTTGTAGACGGCCAAGCAACACACCATAGGCCGGTAAGATGACTAACAGACTTACTAGAATTTTGCTGATACTATTATTAGTAGCCACAATATGCCAGTTAGCAGCCATAAACTCGTTAGCACCTTTGTAGAATGCAGTAAAGAAGAATGCGTAGGTGTCAATAAATGTACTGACAATAGCACTCAATCCCGGAGCAATCCACCACGTGGCATACTTTTCTCTAAGGTACTGGAATACATACACATCAAGTAAGTTGCTGACAAAGTAAGCTACACCCGAACCGAGACCGATCCTAATTGCTACAGAGTCGGGGGCGCCTCCTAATTTAACTACCAGCATACTAACAAGAATAGCCGGAATGAATGCCAAGGTAATTACTGCTCGACCGGTTTCTTTCCCCATTAGTCGAACTGTAAGATCAGTAAGAACAACTACTAACGGAAACGTAAAAGCTGCTGCTGCTAGAGGATGACCAAAAACATTAAATTTAAACTGAACAAGATAATTGCTAACGGCAATAATAATAATGTGCATTAGCATCAATTTATAGGCCATGGACCTATCAACACCATTTAAGATTTTGCTTAACATAATTTTCTCCCTAAGGTTAAAGTTTGCAAAATTGACTACAACTTCTT